AAAGAAATGCCTATGACCATTAGCAAGTCATACACCTTGTCTCTCAGTGAAAAAGCATCACTGCGTAAAGACTTGCAATCTTGGCGTGGTCGTGAGTTTACTGATGAAGAAGCTAAAGGCTTTGACATCAGCAAGTTGATTGGTGCTTACTGCATGGTCAACGTGACAACCAGTGAGACAAACGGCAAGACGTACAGCAACGTAGCCAACTTGACCCCATTGCCCACAGCATTGAAGGCCAGCAAGCCAGCGCCTGTCCACGACACAGTGATGTTTGACTTGGACAATCCTGATTGGGCTGTGTTTGACACGTTCCACGACAAGCTCAAGGACGCTATCAAACGTAGCCCTGAATTTGCCAAAGCTGCGGGTCACACTGTTGCGCCTGTTGGCGATGATGACGATATGGCGTTTTGACCATGACAAGCCTCTATCAACTCGCTCACGATTTCCGTGAACAACTTGATAACCTGTTTGATCCAGAAACAGGTGAGGCTTTGCCAGCGTTTGACGAGTTCCGGGTCATGCTCGGCAACAAAGCAAACGCTGTCGCTGCCTACGTCCTTAATTGCGAGTCAGATGCTGAACAAGCAAAAAACGCCATCAAGCGCATCAAAGCCCTTGAAACGGCCTACGAGCGCAAAGCAGAGAAGTTGAGGGAGTACCTTGCCGAGAACATGAAAACGGCAGGAATCCACGAAATTAAGGCTGCTGACGGGTCTTTTGTGGTTAAGTTATATCTTGACCGTGACGAGTCTGTTGTCATTGAGGATGGTGCTAAGTTTGCGCCTGAATTGTGCAACGACCCCAAGCCACCAGAGCCAAGCAAAACCAAGATCAAGATTGCCATTCTTGCTGGTGAGCCTGTAGCTGGTGCTTACATTGTTCGCAAAGATCGTTTAACCATCAAATGAGGTCACTATGAAAAAAGTCATCATCGCTCTTACGCTTGCCGCATCTGCCACAGCAGTCTGGGCAACTTGCACCACTCACACAATCATTCAGGGTAGCCGCATGGTTACTTGCACCACTTGCTGTTACGGTCCTGGTAACTGCACTACAACCTGCTTCTGATTTTCGGGCCGAAAGCGGATGTTGCAACGGGGGTGAGTCCCGACTGTGGGGAGACTTCCCTGCCCACAGCGCAATGCAGCGAGTAGGCCCACCTTACAAGGATAAGACATGAAACTAAAAGATTTTTTTGGCGGTCATCCTTTAGACCTTTTCCCAAGGGTCAGAAAAGACGATCCCATCACATCGTTTGAAGCGGCAGACTCAATTGTGGAAGCTGCATCCAGACACCACAAAATCATCCTTGAATGCTTGCAAAACAACGGGCCACTTGGCAAAGATGGCATTGCAAGGCTAACGGGTCTTGATGGCAATCAAGTTGCTCGGCGCATGAATGAAATGAAAGTTATGGGCATGGTGTTCTTAACTGGCAAGACAGTCAAATCAAATTCAGGTCGTAATGAAAGAGAGTGGACAGTATGAAAATGATTGAAGTTTGGGAAACAGACGATGGCAAGACATTTAAAAGCATCACAGAAGCAAGGGTGCATCAAGAATGTCTGAAATATTTGCCTGAGATTGAAGCATTCATTGAATCAGATGCTTGCAATTACAAAGGCAAAGCGGCAAAAACAATCATCAAAAGCGCAATAATTTCTTGGGTATTTTGGAAGGCTGATGGAGGCAACAAATGAAAGAAACACAATCGTTTGGCATGACAGAGTTTCAGGTCATGCAGTGGGCAGAAGCAAGAGGCATCTACGCAAACGGCACAGCATTAGGCCAAGCAAAAAAGACGCTAGAAGAAGCTGGTGAATTGCTTGCCGCAGTAGCCTGTAATGACCGTGCAGAAATTGCCGATGCCCTTGGTGATGTCATGGTCACACTGGTCAACGTAGCCGTGCTGTGCGACATGGACTTGCGCCAGTGCTTTTACAAGGCTTACAAGGTCATTGAGCCACGCAAAGGCTACATGAACAAGAACGGTCAGTTTGTGAAGGAAGCGTGATGATTTTTGACCTTACTACTTCTGCCCTTGACAAACAAGTCTCTGGCGACCATTACAAAAACAAAGCCATCCAGCCTGTTGTTTACATCCACGCAAACAATCTTGGATTTTGTGCTGGCAATGTAGTGAAGTACGTTACTCGCTATAAGGACAAAGGCGGTATTGCTGACCTTGAGAAAGCCAAGCACTACATTGAGTTGCTCATTCAGCTAGAAACAGAGCAATCTCAGCCTGACGCCGTTTAACGAGTCCAGGCAGGACTTTGCCACCACCCTTGGTCCAAACCATAAAAGCCTCCGCAGCACCCTCCCAATCGCCTCTATTGGCCTTCATTCGGATGGTGCTGCGCTGTAGGTTTCCTAGCCCTGCATTAAAGGCAAAAGAGACAAGAGCGTCAAAGCTGCCTTGACGCCCAACCACGCCGGGAACAAGTCGTAGAACACCACGTTCAAAAGTACCGACATCTTTTCGGAATAGCGCATCGATTTCATCTTTGCTCCAAATGCGGAAGTCCTCTATCTGCAAAGGCATTTCTTTGCGAATCATGGCTGTTGGATTGGCGGGTGTACGCACCACAGGCAATTTGATTTGCTCTTGATACAGCACATGACCATAGCCAATGGTCCAGATGTGAGCAGGGCAAAGGTATGGCTTGTTCCTGCATCCCTCAAAGCGGTGCATCAAATCTTCACCAGCCTTGGACAGATTCACTTCTTGCCCCAATTACGGCTACCAAACCAGAACCCAATGATGCCACCAAGCATTGCCATCTCGTCACTGGAGAAGATCAGGTCAGAGTATTTGATGACATCATCAATGTTGGTGATAAGCGTTGGGTGTTGATACATATACCAGGCCATGAAGATGTTTATCAACACCAACTCAATCACAAAGATATAGGTCACTGTGGGGCGCACAGTGCCAACATAGTTAGCTACCCATTGGCTGGCCTTTTCAAGCACCTTCTCGTCATGTCTAAGGGCAGCTTCAGTCATCTGGGCATCAGTCTGCATTGCCACCTGCTCGGTGCGGATTTCCTCAACACGGGCCTGAGCCGCAAAGCCAGCAGCGGCTAGTTGCAGTTCACGCTCGGTCTGGACTCGTGCCAATGCCAGTTCATGCTTTTGGTCAGCTTTGTTTTGGAAGTATTCCAGCAGTTTGGGTAGGCCAGAGATCAACAAGCCACCAAGGGTAGAAATGAGAGATAACATTTATGCGCTCCTTGCATCTATGAGAATGTAGACGCCAAAGCCTACCAAAAGAAAAATCAGTATTACGCAACCAACTACGATAATAATTTCCAAAAGTTCTTCACGATCTTGCTTTGCCCTTAATGCACGATCACGGGCAATTTGTGCGTCAATCTTGTCTTGCTTATTCATTTCAGCAACACGGGCCATGATGGAATTCCATACGTCCATGTTGTTGGGGAAGAACAGACCTTTGACCTGCTCCTCAAAATCTTTCTGTGCTTTTAGGTCTAGCTCAATTTGAATGGCTTTGCCCATGTTGGAGCCACCACTGCTTTTGGCTTTGTCTAACGCCTTGGTGACTTCATGCTTTTGCTCAAAGTATTTGCCGAGCAATGGACCAAGACTCCGAACATCATCCACTGTTCCTGAGACTTCTTTAATCATGGCAACCGTCTTTTGAACAGCAGCCATGCCGGCAAGGGCCAATGTGATCGGGTCCATTATCTCAACATTTCATCTCAGTATCCACACAGCCGAAAAGATCGTGCCGCCCATAGACAAGATCATTACGCCAGCAGTCTTAATTAAGATGCTTTCTAAACGCTTTAACCGTGCGTTAATTTGCTCATAACGAATGGCGCAGACTTCTTCATGTGTTGAAAGTCTCGCGTCTGTAGCGTCAATCGTGCTCATCTCATCAAATCCTTGTTGGCAAGTAATCGAGTGTCGTCAGGCTTAAATTTTAAAGCCTCATCAATCTCTTGTCTTGCCTTATCTTTGTACCCAAGATGCCAAGCAGCAATGCTACAAAGATCGTGTGGCTTGTCAGACCATGCTGACGGGTCCATTGTGTAGACCTCTAACTTTTGGGTGATCTTGAGCGCCCTAGTCGCGGCAAAGTAGCAAGTCTCCCAATCCTTATTATTATAAGAAAACATGGCGTAATCTACCCAAGGCTCACGGGTGTTGGGTTCTTCAAGGCAAGCGCCCTGATACCACTTTTCAGCCTCTTTAATTTCACCCAAGTTTTCGTGTGATTTACCCAACAGCCTCATGGCATAGCATCGCTCATGGCTCCAGCTTGCTTGCGGCATTGTCAGGTAGTTTTTGAGCGCAGGGATAGCTTCTTGCCAATGAGAATAGAACGTCAATTCTCTGGCGTAATAGAAAGCATTTCTGTGGCAGTACGGGTCTTCTTTAACAGCCAACTCTAGCAATGGCAGATACTGGCTGCGCGACTTTTTGTCATCAGGATGATGGCTAACAAGCAACATATCCGTATGTGCGTACACTTCAGGCACTCTGGCGTCAGCACGGATACATTCATGGATTGGATGATGCCAATGGTAGCCGTGTCGGTGATGTATCTTGTCGCTGTAAAACACAACGCCGTTGCTCCAATCAAACTTATAGCGCAGTCGTGTTGTGCCTTCTGTCCAAAGTCTTTCTACCTCTTGCCGCCATCCTGGCTCTAGCACCTCATCTAGGTCAAGGGAAATGCAGACATCGTAGTCGCCGGGAATAAGAGCCAAAGCAGTGTCACGGGCTTTGTCAAACCGCCAAGGCTTGACGCAGATTTCGTGGACAACTGCCCCGCAATTGATCGCAACGGCTTGTGTGTTGTCGGTAGAGCCAGTATCCGCAATCAGAATTAAATCAGCATCTTTGGCTGACTCGCAGAAACGCCGAACAAACTGTTCCTCGTTTTTACTGATGGCATATACCGCAATTTTCATGCGTCAAACAGCTTGTGCGCCAGCCATGTCTGCTTGGGCCATCACCCATGCGTAGCACTTGGTGAGAAAGTTATCTCCTGTTTGCGCTTCTACTTCGCTCAATGGGCAGTGGTAGCGACGAAATTCCACATCACGGGTGTCATCGTCTTGAGGTTGTGTAGCGTAGCCCACTACATCTAGCATGACGCTGTGGCGATTGTCTGCATCGCGGGTGCGGCTGACTGCGGCAGTCACTACACGGAAGTAAGCCCCCGCAAAAGGAACGCCATACTGAGAAGTGGAAAGGTCGAGTTGAATAGCCATAATTGCTCCTTTAAGCGTAAACGACTTCAGATGTGTTAATAGTTGCCACCCATCGAATGTTGGTAGCGGCTGCGCCAGTGGCTGTGATAGCAAGACCACCGTTGGTGGTATCTGCTGACAGCGCCAGTGTCCAGCCGGGGACGTTGCTGATAGCTGTTACTGTGGAAGCCACAAGCGTTGTTGTGGCAGCGATGGATTCTCTGCGGATCAAACCCTCAACTTTCCATGCCGCCGATTCAGTGCCGCCAGCGGCTTGCCTACGGGCAACAACTGTTCCCGTAAAAGAAACTGCAGAAGCAGTTCTTAGAATAATTTGATTGTCTGTACTAGGGGAAACAACTGCAGTTATACGATTGGTAACTAGTACTGTTGGCGTAGCATCTGTTGTTTGTTTTTTGAGAATAAACGTGGATGTTTGGGCAGTAGTACCAGTTTCTCCACCCCCAAAAGCATATTGTCCTCTAATTGTAGTAGATCCACCCTGTACAGCTATTGAATTTACTGCCGCAGCACTGGTCTGTGATCCATCATGCAATGCCATTGATCCAGGACCAGCAGCGCCTGGATTACTTAGTAAGTGGTTCATGCCAAGTACAACTGAGTTTTGTCCTGATGCACTACCTCCACCGAATTGACCCCCTCCTAACACTAAGGAGTGTTGACCTGATGCACTAGCGTTTGCTCCAATAGCCGCTGAGTAAGTACCTGCTGCTCTTGCTCGATACCCTATAGCTATAGCACTTGTATTTATAGCCCCATATGAGTTAGTATTATCTAGTACAGCAGCAGCAAACGAATCAGCACCAGAGGCGTAAGAACCACCGAGGGCCATTGCTCCATCACCTGTTACGGCTTGAGAACCAGTGTTTCCTGAGTTTTGACCTATTGCCGTAGAACCAGTAGAAGTGGCATTTGTAAAAAATCCAAGCGCAAGCGACCTTGTGCCCGTTGCTGTAGAACGTCCACCAATAGAGACAGAACCCAAGCCAGACGCTAAGGCTAAAGTAGAAAAAGTGCCTGCGGGGATATTCTCAGAGTAAAGGGCAAGTCTTTTTGTATCGCCAGAATTCCAAGACGTTCCGTTGCATACGATCTGAATACCTTGACCGGGATACAAAGTGGCAGTAGCCAAGCCATCAATGGTTTCAGCACCATTTGGGTCAATGGTAATGACGTTAGTAGACGCCCCTGTGTTCCAAATGGTGACGTTGAAACCTGCACCCAGCGTTGTAGCAGAAGTCAACGACACGGTGAACGTGCCGCTGGTGCAGTTGATGATCGTCCCGAGGTCGCCAGCAACGACTGTGTAGGCCGAGGTCTTGTTGGAGATCGTGATAGCTGAGGGGCCACCACCACCGCCTCCAGAAACAGCAACCGTAACAGCGCCGCTAGAGTTGGTTGCTGTAACGCCTGGACCTGTAAAGTTTAGGCTCGTCAAAGCTGTGGTTAGCGTCGATCCTTCATCCTGAACGGTAATGCTTGGACCTGCCGGACCTGTCGGTCCAGTCGCGCCAGTGGCGCCAGTGGCGCCTGTTGCGCCCGTTGGGCCAGTAGGACCAACAACAGTAGAAGCTGCACCTGTAGGACCAGTTGGGCCAGTAGCGCCTTGAATGCCTTGTGATCCAGTAGGACCAGTTGGACCTTGAATACCTTGTGCGCCTGTGGGTCCAGTATTTCCTGTCGCGCCCGTTGGGCCAGTCGGACCAGCAACGCCTTGAATACCCTGAATTCCTTGAGGACCAGTAGGGCCAACAGTGCCTTGAATGCCTTGTGGACCTGTCGGGCCTATTTCGCCTTGGATTCCTTGTGGACCCGTAGGACCAGCAACACCCTGAATGCCTTGTGGTCCAGTAGGGCCAACAGCGCCTTGAGGGCCAGTAGGTCCAGCAACACCCTGCGGTCCTGTTGCGCCTGTTGGACCTGTCGGGCCGGGAACGGTAGATGCTGCGCCTGTAGGGCCAGTAGCACCCGTTGGACCTGTAGGACCAGTCACACCAACCGACTGAATAACAACCAGCAAATCCTGATTGTTGGAAAAGTTTGTTGTTCCAGTACCGCTAGACGTTACCAATGTAACTGGCAAAGTCACATAGCTATTTAGAACAATAGTAGGAGTTGCTGAGACTTCCCACTTTTGGTAGTTGTTTGAATTGCCTATATCTTGCAAAACAAAGCTGTCGCCTGTCTTAATAAAAGACAAGAAAATGTCAATATCTATGCCGCCCTGCTCAAGATGACTCAGAGTAATTGCAGTGGCAGAAATTTGCGTGGTGTTATTCCAAAACAAATATCCGTTAGCTGGAATGCCAGATGTTTGCGTTGTACTAGCTTTATAGTCATAAAAACTAGACGATTGACCATCTGCTCCTGTCGGTCCAGTTGGGCCAGTAGGTCCAACAACAGTAGAAGCGGCTCCTGTAGGTCCAGTTGGGCCTTGAATGCCTTGTGCGCCTGTGGGTCCAGTGGCTCCCGTTAAGCCTTGAATACCTTGTGCGCCTGTCGGTCCAGTTGGTCCTTGTATGCCAGTTGATCCTGTTGCGCCCGTTGGTCCAGTAGCGCCTTGGATGCCTTGCGAACCAGTTGGGCCTTGAATGCCCTGAACACCTTGGATGCCTTGGATGCCCTGAATGCCTTGCGGCCCTGTAGGACCAATGTTGCCTTGCGGCCCTGTTGGGCCTGTGGGGCCAGCAACAGTAGATGTCGGACCCGTTGGGCCAGTAGGACCAATACTTCCTTGTGTGCCAGTTGGACCAGTAGGGCCAGTCGGTCCAACCACTCCACGATCAATCCTAGCCTCAACACGAGGTTGAGGAACAACTTCAAGATTGACGTTTCCTACAGGATTGATTTCAACGGAAACATTGTTTTGGTCAACAACATTAACCGTGACAGGGTTAGAGTTTGTGCTGATTGATGCTCTCATAGCACCACCACACCGTCAGAACGTACAAGGAACAACAGGAAGATAATCATGTCATCTGCTGGAGTGCTACCAGAAACAGGGAACGATACCTTCACACGACCTGAATACCCCACGCAGTTTTGCGCGTTAATATCAAGCTGCGGATCAGTCGCCATCAAGCCCCATGCGCCAGCATCAATCACAAGCGTACAAGTGCCAGCAACAGCAGCAATGTTTGTGACTGTCAGAGGAATAGCAGCCGGGGTTGGCGTGTAATCGGCAATGTCAAAGGTCAGCCCGTTACGGGTGTCCTGAATGTTGGTGACATTGCGTCTAACGATTTGAGCATCAATGGTTGCGCCTGTAAGGTTGACGGGCAAGCCAAGAGATGTGAAAGACAAGTTCCAGTACGTTTGCTGATCCCAAACGAGTTCGCCAGCTAGGATTGGATTGTCAAAGCCCGACACTTGGGCTAAAGAGTTGCGATTAAAAATTGCCATGATGACTCCCTGTTCTCAGGTGGTGACGCTCCCCATGTACTCACAGGGCTACGGGTCTTGTCATGTATTGATGGAATTATCCCACTATTTCTTACCAGCGCAACAGCACAGCACCTGCGCCGCCACCGCCACCGCCACCGCCAGCGTTAGAATTTGCACCGCCGGAGCCTCCTGCCGCACCGCCTGAGTTGCTACCACCAGCACCGCCAGCGCCTGAAACAGATGAAGAACTATTGCCACCCGCACTACCTGCAGTGCCGTTAAAAGCAGAACCTCCCCCACCACCGGGATTGGCAAATACGGCTGCCCCACCGCCACCACCACTAGACCACCCGGCTCCGCCAGAACCACCACCCCAATAATATATACCTTCACCAGAATCAATAGTACTTGGTCCTTGACCTCCAGAAAAACCAATAACATTGACGAATTCTTTTAAAAACGGCGAAGAAGTCGTTATGGTCGGTGTTGTTCCTGTGCCGCCACCAGGGCCACCAGAAACAACTACAAAACTACCAAAAGAAGATGCGCCTCCCGTGGTTCCGTTTGATGAAGTAGAGCTATTGCTACCCGCACTACCCGCACCTCCTGCCCCGACTGTTACTGCAATGTTTTGGCCGGGAGTTAAACCAGTGACAAGGCATTGAGCAGCATTACTGCCGCCATTTACAACCGCGCCACCAGCGCTATTTACGCCACCTTTACCTCCACCACCCCCTGCAATAACAGTTGCCATTACAGAAGTTACGCCTGCCGGAACAGTAAAAGTACCACTTGCTACAAACAATTGCTGGTTAGTGCCAATAGGAATAACAACAGCGCCAGTAAGTCCGTTAACGCTAGTAACACCTCCATTAGCCGCACTAGTTGCAGTGGCTGCGTTACCGCTAATGTTAATGCCCCAAGTGCCAGAAGCATCACCACCAGTTCGTGATGGGACGTTAAGGTTTGCTCTTGCATCAGAATTTGTTGATGCTCCAGTGCCTCCATTGGCTACAGGAACAGCGTTTACAAGGCCATCAGTAGCATCTAGCTGACCAGCAGTGTTTAGGTTGTTTGCAAGCTGAGAAAGATTAAAGGCTTGTGTCATGTTGCGTCCTTATGCTGCGCCATCTCTGGCAAATGTTTGCTGATTCAACAAGGTAAAGTTGTTGTTAAACGCCGTTACCAAATTATAGTTTGATGTGCTTGCTGTGTAATCCAAGCCGCTGCCTTGAGCAAGCAATACGCCGTTTGCGTAAATCTCAAGCGCCAAAGGATTACTTGTAAACGGATATGTCAATGCGCCATTAACAGAATACGCAACAGTGTTTGTGACGTTAGACGCAGGGATACCAAGGTTGTTTTCTGCGTACATGATAAGCGTCATTTTGCCTGTCACGTTAGCAGGAAAACCTGTAATCGCATTGCCCGACAAGTCATAGTCAATTTCACTAAGTTGAGTTCCATTGACATACAAAGATTCAAAGCCATTACGCACAGTCACATTTGTAGAATTAATAGACGATGCGTTGACCAGATCATATGTGTAACGACTAAACGGCCTGTAAGCAGCGCCAGCAGCACGTTGCCTAAACACTCCAAGACCTGCTGTTGCACCAGAAATAGTGGTCGTAAACGTAATTGTCTTTGTAGACACATTGACCGACTGAACCGTAAAGGTTGTTTGTGTAGATGCAGGGTCTGGTTGCGATGCGGCAAAACACAACTTGTCACCAGCCTCAATGATTTGGTCGGTGGCATCTCCGTAAACAATAGTGGTTGAACCGCTTGAGGCAATTGTTGTTCCAAGCACTTCATAATATTGACTTGTGCTAACTGCTCTCATGTTGTACACAACAACAATTTCACCAACAGCACAAGCCGTGTTCAGCACAACAGTTGTTGTTGTCTCCGAGTACAAAGATGTGTCTAGCAAGCAACCATTCTTAAACACAAGAATGTTGCCAACAACGTGAGTTACAGCAAATGATGTTTGACCTGCTGTAGCAACAAAAACTGACTCTGTGTAAAAGAATTGATCTTGTTCTGTAAAGCCAACTACACGACCATAAATGTCTACTGTTAAAGTTGCTGCGGAAAAAGATTTGGAATAAACGCCAGAGCCAAAGTTCAGGAACTTTTGCAAAGAAACAACCATTGACCCGTTTGTGTTGTTGGTCACACTTAACAAACCATCAGCAGAGCTAATGGCTGTTGTTCCTGCTTGCGTCAATTGTCCTGTGCGTTGGTCAAGGTCAATAAAGTTAAAGCCATCTTCCAATGCGCCCCATACGGATGAGTCATATACAGAAGTATCTGTTGGCACAAACGCACCGCCCAAGTTTGCAAAGCCAGCGTTGCCCACAGCAAAGCTGAACTTGCGGTTTGTTCGGTTAGCAAACAACAGGTAATTGTTTGTTCCAAAATTACCTGCGTACCATGTGTAGTCAGCAGGGTTTGGGCTACCGTTTGCAGTTGGGTTGTTTAGCAAGCCGTAGTATGTTTTATTGCGAGGGTTTGTGCTGAATCCTGATGTGCCTGTGGCGTTGTCAGCATAAGCAACAGCAATCCATCGCTCAACATACTGGAATGTTGTTGGCCTCCAGTTAAACACAGTCGATGCTGGCGAGTATTCGCTGGTAGCAATTGGGTTGACCAGACGAGAAAACAGATACCAGTTGCCAGCAGGAATTTGCAAGTTAACTGTAGGCAATGTTTGTCCAGCAGAGAATGGAACACCGTTGCTTGGCAGTGATGTAGTGCCGCCAAGAAATCTTTGCGTTGCAGTTGGTGTTGCAAAAGCTGAATACCAAATCTCAGCATACGTTGCAAAACTAGCTGTCCCCATGAATGGCTGAACCGTAAAACTAGGAACAGCCGCAGAAGGGAAACTAGAAATTACTGTAGGCGCTGGAATAGCACCAAAGAAAGACGGGTCAGGCAAGTCTGAGTTAGGTGCTGGAACGTACTTTGTGATGTCCTGATCGTCATACACTTGTGCGTTATATTCGTTCAACTCAAACGATGCGCCAAGGTTGCCATCAGGCAAAGACACTTCAGACACACGCATCACCCTGAAAGGCTTGTTTGTCCAGCCATAAGATGAGTTGGTCACAGTCACCACATCGCCAGCATCAACCTGGATACCAACATATGCTGTGCTGAAGCTAACAATCAGGTCTTCACGGGCTTGCTCAAGAATTCTGGTTGCAAGGTACTGAGCCTGAACCGAATCGTTGGTCATCGCAAACTGGACAGATTGCTTGTTGATTGGCTCGTTGGGATACAGCAACTCTGCTGGTGTCTCGTAATAAACAAAGTCAGATTGATCGCGGTTCTGCCCACTAGGAAACTCTGCTTCAATCTGGTTGACGCTGCTTGTAATGTCGTAAGCACTGACGCGAATCTCGCCAATAATAGAGTCATCATCAAAAGCATAAGCCACTGAAGACTCTTTGTTGATGACAACACTCCATTGGCCTTGTGCTGCGTTGTATTGATTCCATGAATCGCAAACGATCATAATGGAATTGATGTTGTTCAGGCATGACTGCCCTGTATCAATAACACCATTGATGCGATAGCGAGGTTGCGTTAAAACACCTGTCCCAGGTTGTGTGTACGGAATTAAGCCATCGCTGTATGCGTTCAAAGCAGTAGCAGATGTGGCGTCTACCAAGTCTGCTGGCATAGCGCCACCGTACTTTTGGTTTGTGATGTAGTCGTACCAAACATCTCCCGGCTTTGCAGCGCCAGTACCATTAAGATAATGGCTGACAGAGTAAGTCAGGGTTTGCATACTTGTAGTCTCTGCCTCTTGGTTGTAATTCATTTTTACAATCGCAAAGGCAAGACCGTTCATCTGTCGATTAGTTGCTGACCACCGCAATTCAGATGGCAGGTCAGAACCACCCATGTATGTTGATGGCAAAGCTGCACCGTTGGCAGACGTAATGACACCAGATTCTGTTGACTTGTACAAAGCAATAAACAGGTTGCCACTGACTTTAGTGTCCACGTTACCTGCGCTGTCAGTCAGGCTAACGACCTTTGTTTGGTCTGTGCCATCAAACGTAATCTTGCGATCACCCCAATACATATCTGTCAGGTCAAACGAGAATTGACCGTTGGGACTTATGTGCGAAATTGCCAGAACGTAGTACATCGTCTTGGCATCAGTGCTAAGAGCAGCATCTACAAACGATCCACCCATGTAAGCGTCACCATAAACCACAGGAATGCTGTTTGTTGACGATGGTGGAACTTGCTGGCGAACCCCGTTGTCTACCGCTTGATTGTCACTTGCGTTAGGAGCAAATGCGCGAGACAGCAATGAAGACACGGCAAAGTTAATTGCAAAAGCAACTGCCATCTGTCCAGCAGTTAAAGCGACCCCGGTTGCAAGACCGTAGTACGCCGCAACAATCATCGTCCCGACCATAACTATTCCTTCACGAAACTAGCGCCGACAGCTTTGTATCCGCGCTTTGTGTAATTTATCAATGGCCCATTTGCTGATACTGATGTGTAGGCACAATTCACAGCACCATCAGCAATCAGTTTACTGGCTATCTTGTCGTATTCAATCCACAACTTGCCACCAACAAGATTGTTTCTGTGTTCGTGATCCACCCACCACAACAACTCATGCAACTCCACAACATCAGGACACCAAATGTTCTGTTGCTTAATTGCTATCAATGTCCCGGTCATATGCTTATCAATCAAGATAAAACCACGACCATTGATGATGGCAAAAAGCAATTGCTCAACATACTTTGGTGAATGTTTTGTCGTGTCGCCAAGAACGTCTACAGGGTACTCTTTTGAGTAAGCCTCTACAAACTCTAGCAATCTTGGAATATCGTATCTTGTCGCAAGTCGGATCATATGCCGAATCGTCTTTGTGATGGTGCTTGTGTAACTGCTTGACTGCCTTGTGTTGGCTCACCACCAAAGTCAAAGTATGACCCTGCAATAGATGGCACACGATTCATGCTGTTGTCGCCAGGATAGAAGGCTTGCCAAATCTTTGGAGTAGTGCGAACACCGCCAACCCTGTTCTCCAAGATCGTGCGAAAAGAAGCACACGACAAGCCTACAGTGGCAATACGACTTCTTAGCTGCTCGTTCCAATCCTCAGTGATGGAATAGTTGGAAACAATACCCTGATAGCGTTTAAAGAACTGCTGTGTAGGCGTTGTGATGATCTGGTTGTTGGAATCAAGAAATCCACGCCAAATCTCTATGCGCGAACCTTTAATGTCAGAGCCTAAAACAATCGCCACGTTTGTTCCATCAACGCCTGTCAATGAAATGTTCAAATCAGAACTGTTGGCTTTGATGTCTCGCTTAATTTCTGACAGTTGTAGCAAGCTACCAAGGTTTGTGAATGTGATTCCATTGACCGTAATAGGCGCAGCAGCGTTGCAAAACGTATATATGTTTGATGGCATTGTTAGCCGAATAAATTCAGCTTGTCGGATAGACGAACTATCCAATGCGGTCATTATTGTTGTCATCCTGTAATGTCCTCTCTAAATACAAACGCATCATCCCAATTCACAAGTGCGCTTGATGGGTATGGCGTAAGTGTATAGGTAGGGCATCTTTCTGCCAATACTCTAAATGTGCAATTGTTACCGCAAGCTACAGCCGCACCAGATACAGGAGAGCCAATTACAGGTCTATGGATAGACACAGTAGCCGTTGCGCCCGTGTAAGGTACGTCAGCAGTAATCTTGTAGCTGTAACCACCAACCATGATGAAGTCACCAGCCCTAAAGATTGGTCCAGTAGACGCAGGAAGGTTTGCAAGCGACAAGGTTTGCGAATTGGCAACAGGCGTAGCGCCTAGCGTTACAGTCGTTGGGGTTGTGGCAGCGCCACCTTGATAAGCAGTAAACCACCGCAGGTTTGCGCTGTTAAACACAATCGTTTCTGGCAACTGCCTGTCAAGGTTATCAATCGTTTGGATGATCTGACGAGAAGTTGCATAAGCCAGATAGTTGTGCGGAGCAACAGTAAACACCCACGGCACAGAAGTCAGATACTGAGCCACACGCACTTGACCAGAGCGACTAACTTGTTGGCCTACTGTCCTGCGGTTGTTAACAGTCATTGACTGTTGCACCTCAAAGATCGTTTGAAATGACATCAAGTTCTCCCGAAATTAGTAGACAGGTTTTTGTTGGCGTACTGGTTAGCCGCCCAAATGGTGTTTGAACTGCCCAACAGACGTTCCTCAAACGATTTAACGTCAATGGCATTGATGTAGTTGTTTGTCACGTTGGTGGTAGCGCCCATCATGCCAATTTGATTGTTAGGAATAACCGTTCCTGCCGATCTTGGGATAATCAATTCAGGGCCACGCTCACCAACCATGTAAGGCATACCTGATTCAACAGGGCCACCATTTGCTCTTTTCTGAGGGTTGAAAACGTGTTCAGCGATACCGCCTGATGCGTTGTAGGTTGATCCTGTGCCACCAAATGACTGAAATGCCATGTTAAGAAAGCGCAACGTCATGGCCTTCATCTGGATGGCAATCAAGTCCTGAATAATGCTACGAGCCAAGTCCTTCATGCTCAACTTGCCTGTCTTGACAAAGTTGTCAATAGCGGAAGACAAGTTGCCAAATACGCTGTCAAACACCACTTGTGTACGTTTTGCGGATTCCTCCATCACAACAAACATTTGCGCCATTGCTTCTTGACGATCAAGTTCTTTCATTACAAATGGGTCTTGGCCTTCTACCTCTCTACGCTTACGAGCATACTCAAGAGAAATTTGAGCCAGTTTCTGTTCACGCTCAGTTGCGTAAATCAGTTGATATTTCATTTGCAAGGAGTCCCGCTGAAACTCCATATCGCGTGTCTGGTTTTGTGCGCTTACAACCAAAGCAGCCCTGCGATTTTCTTCAGCAGCAATAGCTAAACGATTTGCGTCTATAAACGCTTGCTCATCGTTAAACTGAGCAATCGCATACTTTGCTTTAAGACTCTTAATCTTTTCCGCAAGTTCAGTTTCGGCAGAAAGAACTTTGTTTTTATAAATTTGAAGGTTTTGCGCTGTTGCTCTACCGTCTTCTTGTTGATTTTTTTGACGCATTTCAGCATGAGCATCAGCAATCTTTTTTTGCGACTCAAGCTCTAACTTTTGAATTTCATTTGCGCTTTGTTTTGCCAAAGCAAATGTTACTTCTGACTTTGATTTTTCAACCTCAAAAACTTTGCTTTTGAGCATTCCTTTATATTTGTCGTATTCTTCTATTTGCTCTTTAGCAGTGCCAACGGCTTTTGCTGAAGTTGAGCGATTCTGCAATCGCTGAATCTCAAGCAAATTTTCCTTAGATGCTTGCAATGACTCAAGCACCTTTCGATAGCCGCGCACAAACACATTGTCTTCATTCTCCTTGCCAGCAAGTTTCTGCTTAATGCTTTCAATCTGCTTGTCCAAAGAGGCCATCGTTTCTGATTGCGTTGGACCAGCAAGCAAAGACTTAAAGGTATCCCAATAGTTACTGGTTGCCTTGGTTAAAGAGTTCCATGCGCCCTCAAGCAAACCAAGCTCTCTGCGCTGTTGCTCAAGTTTTGTATTCAAAGCAACAGCAACAAGTTGTGCTGCCTCTTGTTTTTTCCCCGATCTTTCCAATGCTTCTACTTGCTTGTATTGCTCAAGCGTCAAGAAGTTCATTTCTTTGTTAAGAGCCTTTGCGCCTTCTGCTGTTCCGTTTAAGCCGCCTTTAAGTTTTTGCGTTGCCTCTGTAGCTGTGACACCAGCAATCTCTGAATATGTAACAACTGCTTTGGCTACAGCAGTAATGGATTGCTCAGTAAATTGACCAGAAGAAATCAGACTCAAAAATGCTTCTTTGACATTGGAAACACTTGATCTTGTTTGACCAGCAAGGGTATTTGACAGTTTGACAAAAGATTCTTCTGTCATGCCAGAATAGTTGCCACTCAAAGTCAAAGCATCTTTAAGCCTAGCAATATCCTCAGAGGCTTGCCAAGCAGCCAATCCAACAGCGCCAAGACCAACAGCTACAGTGCCAAGGCCAACGCTAAATGGCGTAAACAAAGTACCGATGGCTCGGAACATATTGCCCACGCCACCCATAACATCCTTCAATTGACCACCTTGTTGCAAGATGGCAATAAAAGGGCTTTGACCTGACGCAATCTGCGTAAACAAGTCGGTGGTTTGGTAGGTCAGTTGAATCTTCTGCTGTTCGTTTAACTTGAACTGAGCGCCAGCAGCGTTCTTTGCCGACATTGCTACCTTGTCGTAGGCGGCAGCTTGCTGCAACAACCGATCCTTCATGTCCTTCGTGGCATTCATAAACTTGCCAGAAGTCGCTTCACGCTGGATCAACTCTACTTTTGTAAGAGTCTTGCCATAATCTTCTGTTGCATGAACAAGTGCTTTTAACTCACCAGCAGCAGAGTTAGTATCACGCCGAATGGCATTTTTCAGCTTCGCATTTTCCGAAATAGCTTTGTCAATAGACGCAGTAAATTCAGCCGTGTCCAAGCCAAGGACAACACCAAGTCGGGCAATGTTTTGTGAGGCCATTATTTTCTCCGGCGTTCCAGTTTCTTGGCGTAGTCAGCTATGCCAACACCCAAGGCAGATTTTAATTCAGTCAGCACATTGTTGATGTTCTCTTGCAACGCAGGGCGCAAAAATGGTTTTGCTGGCCTTTTTGATGTGCCAAATTCGTTAGCCAACGACACAGCACTTTTCTTGACAGACACCACGGCAATTGCACCGTCAGTATCGTTCACATAGTCACTTTGCTTGTCTTTCTCGCTCGGAATACGAGCATCAAGACGAATAGTGTCTTTCATGTGTATTGGATTTTTGCTGTTCCTTGGTTTGTCACCAACTGGAGCGCGAGTTCTGGCTGTCTGTAAAACCGTCTCCATAGCGGTTTTGGCAGCAGGGACAAGCGTTTTTCTGGCAATTAAGTCCCCTCGAAAGCCTTCAGCCATTTCCTTTAGCTGTTGCTCAAACTCAGCAAAGCCTTCTAGTTTGACAGACTTGCTTTCGGGAACATAAGCCATGCTACTCTTTCAGGTATGCCTCCGAACCCGGTCTGGTAGCCAAGAATGCCATCAATTGCTTGCTGGCTTGCTCTTGCTGTTGTTCCTTTGTCAGCGGCGGGATGATGTATTCATGCGTTGATGGAAGAACATCTTTCATCGTAAACGGTCTTGTATTCTTCTGTATTTTCGAGTTTAGATTGCCTGTGGTCAAGGAACTTAAAGCCAGCAAAATGGCTTTGTTTCCCAACATACCGTCAGACAACATAATCTCGATATTCCGCATATCATCTACAGGAACATCGTCAGGACACCCACCATGAGCGTACACATACGCTCTGGCTTGCAGGTGAATGTCCCAGATTAGTTTTTTCTGGAATCCTTGTATCCTGGCTGAATTGCCTCAGAAATTTTGGCAAGGATTTCCAACTGAACGGCAGTAGGCCACTCAGCTTCAATGTCTTCATAGGTGATTTCATCAAGCGTTCCATTTACAGGAACAAGCAACTTGATGTACTCGACCATTCGGGCTTCCATCTGCAAGATGGTTTTAACCAGTTCTTTGGTAGAGCGACCCTCAACAATCACATCATCGTCCGTCACTTCAACACCATCAAAAGTGCCAGTGCGAAAAGATGCTGTCATCTTGTCAAAGCGTTTCTGGAATTCGGCTTGGTCGTATTTCTCAATGCGCTCCTGCATAGCATCAAGCTCTTTTGTCAGAGGAACACGAACCTTGAAGTTGTATCCTGCAAGCTCAAAAGACTTGGTACGCAGATTGGAAATTTCGCCAAAGGCAGATGTGAGTTTTGTCATGATTTATCGTGTGGTTTTGATGATCTTGTGGTAAATCGACTCGTTGACGCTGATGGCGTAATCCACAGCTTCTTCAGGAGTCATCTTGTCAGCGTGATTCCTTGCAATGTCGTGTGCAAGAGCAATCGCCGTAATTCTCTGTTGCTGAAACCCAAACCAATTCTTGGAGGAATCGGATTGGGCTACAAGGAAGTTTAGAAGGTCGTTGCTGTCTTTTACTATCATGTTTTGTTACTCTGTTGTATCGACTTCTTCAATGACCACCACAGGAGCAGTCACGTTGTACTTTTTCAGCAAAGCCAAAGCAACGGCTTCGGCTGTATCAGGTTCGGCTGTAGCCTTTGCAAGCTCACCAGCGTCAACCACGATGCTACGGGCGACAAGATCAATGTCGCCGTAGCTGGTCACAATTGCTTCGATTGCGTCTGAGACTTTCATCAGTTGTTCGACCAGCCGTACTGGTTGCCCCGTGGATGAATAGTGAACATACATTTAGCTTCAGCGCCGGGAGCAGAGTCAATCTGGAATTGACCAACGCGACCATTAAACGCATAAGCGACAGTGTTTGCGCCTTCCACTGCTGCGACCACAAAAGTACGGTCAACAACACCAGAGTAAGCATCAGAGCGAATTTGCAACAAGGCTGTGTCAGCAGGGTTCCAAGCAGCCGTAATGGTCATGCTTGTAGGAGCCGCTTGCACAGGAATCTTGTCGCTTTGACGCGAACCAGCAACGCCGAAACTTGCAACAGCATCGTCCATGCCAAAGGCAGGAATTGCCTCAACAGGAACAGCAACACCAGCCGCGCCTGTACCGCCAGCAGAAGTGCCAACAATGGTGGCAACTTGAGCAGTCCAGACAGACAAGTTTGCAGTAGTCAAAGGAGTTGGCGTAGCCGCTGATTGCATAAACAGCGATGCGCTAAAACCGGGAAGAACTTTTGCAGGGATAGACATCTCAACTCCTTATGCGTTGTTGGACCAACCGTACTGGTTGCCACGGGGGTGGATGGTAAATGTCGCCTTGGCTTCTGCACCAGGAGCAGAGTCGATCTGGAACTGGCCTACACGCCCGTTAAAGGCGTAATAAACGATGTTTGATCCCTCGGTAGCCGAAACCACAAAAGTGCGGTCAATGACGCCAGAATAGGCATCAGCACGCATCAACAGCAAGTTGGTGTCGGCAGGATTCCATGCGGCAGTGATGGTCATGGAAGTTGGAGCAGCCTGAACGGGAATCTTGTCAGATTGACGCGATCCAGCCACGCTGAAACTAGCCACAGCATCATCTTGACCGAAAGCAGGGATTGCCTCGACAGGAATCAGGTTGCCGCTAACAGCGATAGGAGACACACTGGCGACCAAGGACAACTGTGATGTAGTCAAAGGAGTTGGAGTGGCTCCGGGTTGTGCGTACAGTGCCGCGCTAAAACCGGGGAGAACTTTGTTTGGTAAAGCCATTTTGAGTATCCTTCAAAAGTTGAACAATTGTCTTGTTTTACGCCGGGATGTCAATGGTGCAATCCAAAAAGATTTGCGCCATCTTTTCCTCATCGTTGTAACTGTTGTACAGCCACATAACGTCAGCTTTAGAGATATAAAAGCCTTCGCTTGGACTTCCCAAAATCCCGCTATACCCGTGCAAGGCTTGCAGAATCTGATTTGAGATTGTAAAACCATCTTCAATCTGTTGAGTGAAAATAGAAATCTGAAATACAGGTCGGTCAATGCCTTTGTTGCTTTGCTGTGTGCCTGTATATACAGGCTGATGCACGTTACGCAGCATCCAAGTAATAAACTTAGGCTGAGTGGCAAAGTTGCGGTTAAATGACGCATACACAGGCACTGGCGTGACAATGTTAGCCAGTTGGTACTGGATAGCTTTTCCGTAAACAACAGGATTGAGTTGAGTTGCCATTAGACCGCCGTAACTGGATCAGAACGGTAGCACAGGATGATGACGTTCATACGATCATCAGATTCCCGTACATTGTCAATACGCCAATCTTTACCACGCCATGTGATCGAATAGAGATTTTGGTCATCTACTATTTTTTTCATGTTTGGCGTGTAGTTCAACGTGAAGTTGGTCAGGTCTTGATACAGACGGTATTTGTCAGCAATCTTCAGGCTGTTAGCCACAGAAGATACCCTTGCCCGTGTCGCAAACCACAATGTCTGAACTGTCGCAGACTCACCAAAATCCGACTTGGTAAAAGTCAGATTGTTGATGTTGATGTTCTCAAAACGAGCGATTGACATTTACATCACCAATGGTTTGTAAGACCGCAGCAAGGTTGTCACACCAAACGGAATGTCTTTCAGCTTAGTCTCTGTCGCATTGGCACGGTTGTTATACAAGTGCGTGAGCAACAGCAAACCAGCTTGCTTGATGACAGGGTAAGCAGCCAAAGGATTGGAGACAGTTGTGTACTGCACAATGATTGGCGCAGTCATTACTGTGTTCACGTTTGTCGGCAAGTTGTTGACAATCACTTTGTTGCCAGAGCCATCGTAGTAATAGCTTGAACTTGCCAGCGTTGTAAACACAGGAGGAAAGGAATCGTTCCAATACCCCACCGAATTAATTGTGACACCTGCTTGATTGGCGTAAAAGTTTTGGCTGACTTCAGGCAAGTCAAGGCTAATGGGTGAAGCCACAAGGCTCTCGGACCCATAAAACACACGATAGCTTACTGGGAAGATTGACATCCCCAAGTAGTCTTCGATTGCTTGCCGTGTTGCCAACTCAAGAGAAGACAGGTAAGTGTCTTGGCTCTCGTCCTGAAACAGGTTTAGTTGTTGCGTGATTTCATCAAGCGTCAACCAAGGCGTGACACTATCACGCCCAATCTGTTCAACCTTTGCGTAGTTAAACGGATTGCGCGTCTGAGCGCCAAATGGCGCAGCGTATTGATAGTTGTCAACGCTCATGTTTAAGTCTCGATTGCACGAACACCAGCAAAAACGTCACGCACAGTGCTAACCATGCGCTTCTCAGCATACAGTTGCACGAAACCGGGTGTGGTCTGATCCATTGCTTGAACAGTCATTTCTTCCACATCGGCAATCGTCATAAAACGAGGCCAGTTAGCAAGGTAGATTGGTTTTGCTCCAACAGTACCAATTGCGTCAAGGTAAGGGTTGACAATCACAGGGAAACCAAACACATGGGTCAATGCACCAGCGTTGTCCGCGCCATTTTCAACAAACGCATAACTTGCTTGATTTACGCCGCCATGAACATAGTTTCGCAATGCTTGAATAGCTGATGGCGACATCATCCAAGCCGTTCCCGGAAGGTTCCAGTATTGACCGGGGAAAGCCGATGCCATTGCAGTCAATGTTTCATGCTCAAAATTGCCAGATGTGTAACCAACAGTGCGAATAGTGTGCAAGCCGTTTGTGATGGCTGTACCGCTAGTGCCAAAAGCAGCAGAAGCGCCAGCTGCACCAGGATAACTGTTGAGGCCACGCAGACCATCAACGCCACCAGTTGCTGTGGTTGTAGAACCTGCTTGGTCGTTGTTCAGGCCACACGATGCGCCTTCCAACTGAGCAAATTCCATCATCAAATCTTCAACCAATGTAGGTTCCAAACCGTTAATGTCGGTCAACACAGCCGTTCGAACTGGCAATTGTGCGGTAATGACACGAGTTGGCAGTTGCCAGAAATTTGTGTCAATATTTGGCGAACCACTGTTGGGGTTAATCGTGTAGCCCCAAGGGTTTGTGCTATTCGCAGCGTTACCAACTTTGGCAACAAATTGAACTTCGGAATTTCCGGGTGCTTTGATGTTTCGTGCGCCCTGACGAAATGGGTTTGCATATCGCAAAGCAGCGAATGCGTCATCAAAGTAAGTGCGACCACCGATATTCAGTCCTGAACCAGTGATAGCAGATGCCTCGCGCAAGTCAATCGTGACTCTATCGCCAGTTTCCAATGTTTGCTTGATTCCAGACAGGATGCGTTCGGTAATGGTCATAACAGTTCCTAAATTATTGGCACAAAAAGGAGGGGGAATTAACCCCCTCCGATTTATCAGGTAGCTGTACCTGTTGAGCGATAGCGAACCATCGCGTTTGGATCGCGCACAGATGTTGCCAAACGCTTCTCACCAAAGAAGGTGATAAAGCCGGGCAATGTCTGGTCGTAGCGGCGCATGACCATGTTCAACCTGTCTATGATTGTATGGCAGCGACTCCAATCACCAAAGTACATTGGGTACAGGCTAGTTGTGCCAGCAGTGCCAGTTGTGGCTTGGCTTGGGTTGTCCAAATACTTGTTCATCACCACATCAAAGCCGAGCATTTGACCAATAATGCCATCGGGGTTCAACGACTCCATAGAGTTGAAGATTGGACGACCATTGGTGTCTTGCAGACCACGGATAGCTTGAGCCAAGATTGGGCTGACCATAAACTTGGCGTTGCTTGTCCAATATTGCTGTGGCAAAGCGTAGATGAAGTTGATAACGTCTTTGTACTGGATGTTGTTAGCACCGACAGTGTTGGCGTTGGTGGTGATCTGGTCGTAAGTAGCCAGCGAGTGCAGACCGCTTGTCGAACCAGTACCAGAGTTGCCAAAAGCAGCCACGGAAGAAGTGCCACCAGTGTAAGTGGAGTTGTTACCAGCGTACTGATCCAGACCGCGCAGACCGTTAGTGCCGCCGTAGGGGTTGTTAACACCCTGAGCAACTTGGTCGTTGTTTTGGATCATCGACAGTGCTTCAGACTGAGCGAATTCAGCCAGCATATCGTCAACCACGTTGGCTTCCAAACCATCGATGTCATCCAAAGCCGCAGTACGGATTGGGAACTGGACGTTCAGGTCTTGCAGAACCAACTGCCAGATAGTTGTATCTTCAGTGGTGGCTGCACCGTTATTTTGGATAGCGTAGCCCCATGCAGCACCAGCATTGCCAGTTTTGACACGGAACTGATAGCTAGAACCATCAGTGGCAACAGTGCGAGACATACCGCGCATGGGGTTAGCCAAACGCAGAGCAGCAAACACTGGATCGTAAGCAGTACGACCACCCTTGCCATCACCACCAGCGGTCAGAGCAGAGGCTTCTTTCAGGTACGCATCGTATTGGCTTTCGTCTGCAAAAATTTGCAGTTCTTTTTCCAAACGGTTGTTGCCTTTGTAGAAGGTAGCCAGTTGCTCACGCACGGAACGGTTCACATCTTGGCGAACAGTCTTAGCGGGTGTGCGAATGAACTCAGGCATTTGGATAGAAGCAACTTTGGCTTCCAGAGCAGATACTTTTTCAGCCATTTCAGCTTTGACAGCCTCAACAGCAGCGGGGATTTTGGCTTCCACAGCGGCAACAGCTTCAACTTGCTTTGCTTCGATGGCATCCAATTTTTCAAGGATAACTTGGGACATGATTCAACCTTTAAGTCGTTTGTCAAGGAGTTTGAGAAGTTCACGTTGCTCAAGAGCAGCGAGAATTTCAGCTTCGGTTGCCTCCGCATCAGAATCACTCTGAGTTGGCGCATTTTCAATAGGCTCTTTCACAGCATCACGCTGCTCAATTACCGTTTTGAACACAGATGCGGCGGCAACCGACATCTGCTTGGACAGACCTGCATCCCGCAAGGCTTCTTCCAATACTTTCAAATCAGCAGAGCCATCAGGTCGGAAATACTCCAACTTTTTGATTTCTGCTTTCATGTTATTCGGGTGCATAACCACGCTAGTCTCACGCAGACCACCTTTGGTAATCTGAAAATAGCCATCTTCATATGGGTTATCAGAACCAACAGTCATTGCTTCGCCATCTTCTTTGACCCACTGATATTCATCAGCGTAAGCGCCAACAGAAACCCCGCCAAACATATTGGGGCTTTCCTTCATCACTTGGTACAGGTCTGAGCCAGCAGTTGTGTTCAGGTACAAGCGCCCAGAAGCGTTCATGCCTTCGTCATCCATCTCAATGCTTGTCCACTCACCCACGGGGATAGCGTCAGAATTGTGGTTGACATACATCGGCAGTGGTCGGCCCATTTGAGCAAACTCTTTAGCCCATTGCATAAAGCCTTCTGGCTTGTAGAAAAACTTACGACCATCAGCGCCTTCCCGTGCGCCCCAAGTCGTGATACGAGCCTCAATCTGTCCAGACGGTTCGCCGTTGTCGGCTTTCTCGTTGAGATTCAGCTTGGCTTCGCAGATAAGATTCAATGTCTTCATTGATTGCCCCTAAAGCAATGGATTGGTTATTGTCCTGTATTTTAGGGCGTTGCCCTAGAAGAACAGGCAACTGTTTAGGTCGTTTGACCTGTTTGGCTAATGCTACCAGATATTGTGTATCAGTTCGCATGATATATCAAGTAGTGCCAATATTCATTTTTCTGGTCTGATTTCCACCACCGCCACCAGTATCTTTAGGGCTAGTTCCCGCAATCGGTTCGGCAGGTTCAGGCTCTTTGACCAACTCATCTCCACCTTCTACAGAATGCAGATTCATGTAGTTACGAGCCTCGTTTGGCGTCATAATGCCGCCTTTAACGCCAGCAGTAGCAAAGTTCATCTGATCCAAAGGCGCACCCTTCAAGAAGTCCTTGGTGTCAAATTCCACGCACAAAGACGGGTAGCCTTCCAGCAAATGCTGTGTCAATTTCTGCTGAATGTTGCAGATTGTTGGGTACATTGTGGTTTTGTAGAACTCATCCAACGCCGTTTGGCTGTTGTTGAACTTGCCATCATGGATGCCAATCATGGAAGGTGGCACACCGAACAAACCGCAGATTCGGCGCATCGTCATCAACTTCAGAGCCGCAGCATCAGTGTCTTGCAGGGTTAGCATCTCCAACTTCTGATACTTCATGCCCTGGTCCAGCAACATACCCTGACCCGGCTTGCTTGGGTCACTGGTCTTGCTACCTGTCATGTTGTTCCACGCCTCTTTCAGACGGGCGGCAATCTCTTTGTACTTGCCATCAGGAATAACTTGGTCGGTGACAAACATACCAGAAGGCTTTGCGCCGTTCTGCATGACAAAGTTGGCGTACAGGTCAATGTCTTGGTCAAGGCCAACCAATTCAGTCGCCAAAATCGCTTTGTTAAAGCCAGCCGAGCCTTGCCACGCCATCTCTTTGGTGTGCATGACTTGGAAATATTTGAAATCATGGTCCTTATTAAAACCATAACTAGGCGTAGACAGTCGGAAGGTCGGATAACGAGTTGGCGTGATGGTTACAGCAATCAGCGTTGAATCCAGCACATACATTTCCAGCGGAGTCTCGGTAGAACTGTTCTGGTCTTTCCTCCACCACAAGGTAAAGGCTTCACCAGACAACTCGTACCACATCAGCCACTGATACCAGAACTCATACTTGCTCTGGAAGTTGTTTGGGTTGCCCAACAGCTTGGCAACTTGCTTGGCTTTGGCCTTATCTCGCGCACCAACGCCTTTATCCCTAATGGCATCAACCATTTTGCCATCAGCAGTTTCACAGCAAATCTTGATTGGCAACTGCGCCAAAGCCCGGGCTTTTACACCCACGCAAGACATGATTGTGCTGTTTCGGGTCAGCACAGACATATCCACAGGGCGACCAGCCGTTGTGGTGCTGGCGGTGGTCACATAGAGGATTTGGGTGTTAACACCACCACGTTTGGCATCTCCCTGATAAACAATGTTGTTACCAAGGGCTGTCTGACCGAACAATGTGTTGCTTTCAGACTGAGTGTTTTTGCGCTTGAAAATGTCAAAAAATGCCATGATTTCCCCTCAATTTCCTACACTTTACCACTCTAGCGACCTAAAGCCAAATGATTCGCTGACAAATACGTTATCCAAATGACAGTGTATAGCCATAATCAAGGCAATAATACCGTCCACCTTGGCTGACGGGTCTGCTTCGTTCTTCCTGACCTTCACGTTACCGTTCACATCGGTGTAAACCTCGCAGTTTCCAAGTTGCCAACCAACAAACGGATTGCCATCGTGCTTGATTGCTTTTTTCAGAATCAGTTGCTCTGTAGTCTTGGACGGGTTTGACAGCATAGCCATGCCCTGACCAACTTTCTTCACAGGCAATCCATCTGCGTACAGGTTTGCCACTAAAGCGGCAGCGTTGTACGGGTCATAGCCAATTTCCTTGACGTTGTGTTTCTCGCATTCTTGCTTGATGTAGCTTTCAATCTCATTTAAGTCAGTGACATTACCTGGAGTCAGTCTAAGAATGCCAGTTGCCTTGGCTTGCAGAAAAATGCTTAAGTAATGGTTTGGAATCAGGTCAAGCGATTCTTCCGGTAGAAAGAATTGGAACTTTGCATAGAAATCTTCTTCGCTATACCTGTGAACTGTAGTAACAGCGTTCAAATCTCGGGTGTGCGCCAAGTCAAATGCAACAAATGTAGCTTCTGGCTTTTTCTCAGGCATTGGTTCAGCAGATTCATCCCAATGTCTTCGGTCAACCCAAGCAGTGTTAGCCGAGACATAGATGTTCAACTGCTTGCACAGAAACTCGTTTAGGCTTGCTGGCTTGGCAGACGCTTCTTCAGCCATCTGCTGAATGTGCTGTGTAGTGACAGACACCCCAAGCATTGGGTTCGCTTTACCCCATACCGCAGGGTCAGCCCAATTATCTCCGGGATCAATGCTATAGAGTAGACCAAACCAGCGGAAGCTATCAGGAGCAGCGCCACGCAAGACGTTACGGAAGTGAGAAAGGTCTTCAAAGAACTTGGTTTCCTTGGTGAAGCTGGCTGTTGTCAGATACATCCTCAACGGGTTCTTACGAGCGCCCATACCCGAGTGAAGAACCTCAATCGACTGTCTCTCAGTAATCTGAGCAGCCTCGTCAATCATGGCGCAAGACGGGTTTTTACCGTCACCTGTCTTACGGTTTTCCCGTGACAGCGCCCTGTAGGTTGATGTTGAGTCGCCAGCCTTTTTCAGTTCGCTGCGGTAGGCAATGAACTTAGCCCCCAACTCAGGCTTCATGTTCTCCAAGATAGCTTTAGACGAATCAAAGCAAATACTCGCCTGATCCCTGTTAGTAGCCAGAGTAAACACTTCAGCGCCAGCATCACCAAACTGCAACTCATACAGCCCAATGATGGACGCAAGGGTTGTCTTGCCAGATTTTCGAGGCACGAACAAAATGACATCAGTGACATACCGATAAGAGTGATCTTTTCTGTCCCTGAACCCATAAACACCCGCCAAGTACATGACCTGAAAAGGCTCAAGTTCAATTGGCTTCCCGGCATCCGGGCCTTTGACATGGCGACAGAATTTGACGAATTTAAGGATGTGTTCAGCCTTGGCAGGGACAAACTCGTAAGGCGCATCCTTACGCTCGACCATATCCAAGAACCGTTGGCAAGCTAGTTTGACATCCTCACACGCCTGAATGTCGCCCCTAGTTACCGCTACCGCATACTCAAACGCAGGGTTAAGCA